CGTAGAAAATATATAGTCTTTATTCTTTGAAATCTTTCCATTTCCTCCTTGTACAAAAATATGTCTAAGAGGATCTGCAATAAATACGTGATCTTTTCTTGTTTTATCAGCAAATGCTACAAATTGCATAGCAATGTCTTGATAATCTTCAGCAATTCCACCGACGGGATTGTTGGTTTGTGTTTTAAGAATCGAAGTATCTATATGATAATATTCATCATATATATAGGGTTCGCTACTGTTTGAATTTCCAAAATTACTATCTTTCCATCTTTCTTTTGCTCCAACCCAGATAGAACCCAATCCAGCCTCGGCAATAACATCTACGTCTATATCTAGATTATCAATGTTATTTAAAATTCTTTGTAATTTTTCAGGAACATTTCCAATACCAGAAGCAACTGTGCTTGTATCAGAAATATATACGCCTTTAGAGAACAAGTTTTTTGTATCAGCATCTGTTCTAACTGTTTTTGCTGGTGAACCATTAGAATTTATCCAGTTTCCAGTAGATGAAATAAAGGGATTTGTTATGCATTTAATATTAGGAGAGGATTTATTTATCAATGTATCTAAATTAAAAGTAATAGGTGCTCCACCATTTACATTGTTTTGTGTTCTCTTATTGTATAAAGAACCGGTGTATCCCTCTAATAATACAGAATCCAAAATAACAGTATCATGTGCATACATTGTTGTTCTTAATTTAAACAACATAACAGTTAATGAATCATTGTATGTTGATTTACTAAAATCAAATCCAGGGAAGTTTTCAACTATTTGTGAAATACTATTTTGCGAACTACTATATGATTGTGTTAGCGAGAAATTTAAACGAGATGATGGAATAGCTGTAAATGTTTGTTTATTTCCTCCAGCATCTATAGAATTTACCGATTTTATCCCCTTTATGCTTAAAAAATCACTTGCAGGATTGTTTTCGGAATTGTCTGCTATTCCTATATAATAACCCTCATATAGATTATTAACAGATGTTTTGTAAGAATCTAAAATAACTAAACCACCTTTGGTAGCTATGTCATCAAAGGAATTTATGTTGTCATCAACATAAGAATCTCCCCATGATATATTATTTTCTAAGATATCTAAATATTGACTATCTGTTAATAAAATAGATTTTGGTGGTAATAATTTAAATGCAGTTGACGCTTCATATGTTGCTGCATCTGAAGAAAGAGGATATACAAGAGCAGTATATTGATTTGAAAATCCTTCACCAGCACCAGATCCGTATGGCATTCTTGTTACTAATAAATTTGTAGTAGATTGTGTTAAAATCTGACGAGCAGAATGATATAAATAACGTTCTGAAGAATTTGTAGGAGTTCCAAATATGCTTTCATATTCAGTAAGACTTCCAACGTTAATAACTTCATCTGTAGGACCTTGTTTTGCAAAACCAGTAATGAATGTATTAGTTACACCACTTGGTCTAGCAATTACACTGAGATCTACTTCATTTATTTGTACACCGGGAGATGATATTGTTCTTGTTGCCATAATTTATAATACTATTTACCTCTGATTGTGTTCGATTTGATCATTATATTTTAATTTTTCCTTTTTTATTGAAAATTTATTTTTTTTAAGTATAATTATATATGTAATGAAAAAATTCGATAAAATACTTATAAATGCTACTAAACATATTTTAGAAGATAATGAAAATCCTTTGATTAAAAATGCCATTAATACTATTAAAAACGCAGTTAGTAATAATGGAAAATTAAATTCCAATCCTACCGCCAAAGCATTGGCTTCTGATTTATTCGATTCCCCTATGGGTGATTCTACGGATCCTCTACATAGTGCTTTTGATAAAATCAAAGACAATCCCGATAATCCAAATTTATCACCTAAAGAACTAGAAAGTTTTTTATCATTAGCAACTAAATTAAATCCATCTGAAAACTCTTCCGAAAAAGATGAAAACAAGCCCACAACACCCACAAACACTTCATCTACAGTTAAACCAGTTGTTCAATCTAATACACAACCCAACGCAAAGCAATATAATCCACTTAACGCATCGAGTAATTAATATAAAAAAATATTTTATAACTTAGTAAATAACTTTAATGAGCAAAAAAACTCGTCCAAAAAACAGTTCTGAAAGAAAACAATCTGGAAGAATAACCCACGAAAAACAAATCAACGAAACAGATACCTCTCCATATGCCTTTCAAAGAGACAAAATCTCATTTGATTTGACTATAAAAAATCTTCCTTGGACTGAAAAACAAAAAGAAATTATATCAATTTTTCTAGATAAAAAGACTAAAGTATTGTTTTTAAAGGGTCCTGCTGGAACTTCAAAAACAACATTGGCAATGTACTGTGGACTTACTTTGCTTAATATGAAGAGGGTTTCTGATATGGTATTGGTACGATCTGCTGTAGAGTCTTCTGATTCTAAACTTGGATTCTTGCCGGGTGATATTGCTGAAAAATTTGGAGTTTATTTAACTCCATTTCATGATAAATTTGAAGAACTTCTAAATAAACCTCAATTAGATAAACTAGAAAAGGATAATCGTCTTACGATTTGTCCTATCAATTTTGCTAGGGGTTTACATTTTTCTGCTAAATTTGTATGTGCAGATGAAATTCAAAACTTCTCTAAAAGAGAAATTCACACCATCATGAGTCGTATTGGTGAGTTTTCAAAAGTGTTTTTATGCGGAGATCCAGAACAAAGTGATCTTCCTGTGGGTAAATCTGGATTTAATAGGGTTTATGATTTATTTAACAATGATGAATCCAAAGAACATGGAATTTATTGTATGGAATTAGGCGAAGAAGACATCGTTAGATCTGAACTTTGTAAATATATAACTCATAAGTTCAAAGAATTACAACCCACGATACAAGAACAATTAAAAGATACTTGGAAACCATCGGAAGGTAAGTAAGTAGCTATTATGAATACTACATCATACAACACAGTTACTAATAGACCAATTTCTTGCACATTTTGTGGAGCAAGTGTATCTGGAAAAGTAACACCAGTACAAAATCAACATACAAAAGAAGTTGAGAATATTTGCAGATGGACTTGTTCTAGATGTGGAAATTTAGTAAAAATGGGAAAAACAAATTAACAATGAATTTGAAAAAAACATTAGAAGAAGAGTTGGACGGTCTTTGGAATAATCGTCAGTATGGAGGTGCTAGTGAATCTCCTAGAAAAGATTATCAACCATATTCTTCTTCTAATGGATATTCATTCCCATACCAAGCAGGATCACCTCCTGTTATGCCTCCGACGGCTCCTAGTCCACAAGGAATACCATCCATGCCTTGGCCGTTAGAAACGGTTTCTGTTGATCTTGCTGATGCGTTTGTGTATTTAATTTCGGCATTTAATAAACTTAATAGATGTATTGAGGAGAATCCCTCGTTAAATACAAAACAGAGAAGTGTTATTAAAATTTTATTAAAACTACTAAAAGGCTCTCTTTTACGAATACAAAAAGTTGGTAATAATATAGTTAGAGTTGCTAATTTAGCTAGTGATTTACCCCCACAATCACCATCGTAAAACTTTTTTCTTTACAAGTACAAAGAAAACGAGTAATATTCTTTTAATGAAAATTAAAAAAGAAATATTGTCTTTTATGACTTCCACTTTTTTTGTGGTATTAACATCTAGTATTGTCGGACTAGGTGTTTGGATGCTAAATGGTAATTTTATAGCTTCTATTATATTGTCTATTATTATTCAATATGTTATGTTTAGCTTTATAGGTAATATAATCAATAATTACTTTAGGGAAATAACAAGACAGAAAGAATTGGAAAAACTTGAACAATTGTCTTCTATACTAGAATGTGCCTATTGTAAAAAACATAACGTAATAACTTTCATTCCAGACGATAATGAACGTGTGGAATTTGTATGTACTAGTTGTAATAAAAAGAATTTGGTTACTATAAATTTTACAGTTTCTAGAATAACTGAACCTATTATGAATACAAATCTTTCTTCTGATCTTAAAGTTAATTAAATATATGAAAACTAAATCAAATGACACTCCTATTTTATTATGGGAAATTGCACAGAAAAAAGCATCTGTTCTTGCTAGATGGCTTTCCTTATACGAAGCTGTTAATATTATAGCAGATAAAGCAGAAGAAAAGGGTATTGATCCAGAACATATTGTATATAAACCAAAAGCTATCCACAATTACATAGCATCAACTGAAAACATATTTTTCAAAAAAATATTAGAAAATGATTATAATATTGAAATTTGTTATTCAGAAGAAGAGTATAAAGATAATTTAAAGATTGAAATTATTTAGTAATTTCCATAAACAGAAGTATTATCACATGGATTGTCATTTTCATAGTCGAAATTATTCAATCCCGCTTCATTAGCAGCATCATTATCGTTTAATGGATTATTTCCCATACCAGATCCTGGACTGTTATTTTCATAACTATATTCATACCTCTTACCTTTAAAGAACCAAACATAATGTCCTGCTATTGGATTTCCTTGAAATTCGTCTATAACTTCTGTTAATTGATATATTGTTGGTCCTCTTTTTGGATAATTTAATCGATCACTTCCATATTCGGAAAGTTTCATTAAATCTCCTGCTTTTGGTTCACTAGATTCTCCAAATATTTTTGTATAATCTTGTGGGTGTATTACTCCAGACATATCACTATCTGCTAATATTCCAAATTTAGAAAGTAATAAAGCATCATTATTTAAATTTAATAATACTATTAATTCCTTTCCGTTTTCAAATCCAGCATCTGGTTGTTCTCCATAAAGAACATTGGATGCTGTTATGCTTGTGGTATTAGTATAATATGTTACTTCTTGACCAAATATATTAATCTGTTCTCTCCACCAAATAGAAAAATTATTTCTTTCTGATTTATTTAAATCTTTATTTAAATATCTTAATTTTTCCATAATATTTTATTTAAATCTACTTAGTGTAAATTTTTTAGTATTAGCATCATAGTTTATTGATATGTTTGTTTTATTAATAGCTTTTGTATATGATGCATTGGGATTATGATTTATACCATATGTTTTTACAATATTTTGACCGTCTAATGGACTGATATTCCACTGTCCGTGTTTATTGTTTTTTACTATACTATCTATTAATGGATGTGCTTTTTTACCTTCATTTCCATACATTCTAGGAACTTGATTTTGATGCTTTCTAGTAATAGGTCTTATTGCATTTTGACTATGTTTTCTAGTATTTGGTGTGGATATTTCTTTTGACGAATTAAAGAAGGATGAAAATTTTTCCATAAATATACTTACTATAATTAACAAAAAAAAATCCGACATTTAAAATGTCGGATTTTTTTAAATTTTATATTTTTAAAATAGTTTATGTGTGCTTAATTATTAAGAAACAACTTAAAAATCTCTACATTGGAATTTATATTAAGTTTGACAAATATCTTTTTTCTGAATGTAGAAACTGTGTTTGATTTAATCCCTAATTTTTTTGCAATGTCATTAGTAGATATTCCT